GTTCAGCATCATCCATTTCTGGTGCAAGCGTAAATTATGCTGGCGGCGGTGGTGGAGGAAATTCTGGGACCACAGTTTCCGCTGGTGGACTTGGTGGTGGGGGAAATGGCGGAGCTGGCCCGTCTTCTACGTCTACCGCAGGAACGGCAAATACCGGTGGTGGAGGCGGCGGCGGGACTGCTGCTTTTTCTCCTTATGTCGCCGCAGCAGGCGGCAGCGGTATTGTCATCATCAAGTATCTAGCTCCACAGACAGGAGTACTGACATTCCAAGCATCAGGCTCGTGGACTGTTCCGCCCGGTGTTACCAGCGTGGATTATCTTGTTGTTGCTGGTGGAGGTGGCGGTGGTGGAACAACTGCTAGCATTTCAAGTGGCGCTGGCGGTGCTGGTGGTTTTAGAACTGGTACTTCGTTCCCGGTTATTAATGGTCAGTCTTATGCTATTACTGTTGGCGCTGGTGGCAGCGGTGGTAACAGTGCAGTGGGTTCTGATGGTGGAAATTCTGTATTTTCAACAATTACATCAACCGGAGGCGGTGGCGGTTCTTGTTCTACCCCCGCTTTAAACGGACGTTCTGGTGGTTCTGGCGGAGGCGGCGTTCAAACTGGTGTGGGCGGCGCAGGAAATACACCAGTCACTACACCGTCACAAGGGAATAATGGCGGCGCTGGTTCTGGTTCTGGTGGCGTAAATCAATGGGGCGGAGGCGGTGGCGGAGGAGCTACTGCTGTTGGTGTTGCTGCGTCAGCAAATAATGGTGGTAACGGAGGTGCAGGAACTGCATCAAGCATAAGCGGAGTTAGCACCACTTATGCCGGTGGAGGCGGCGGCGGAGGGTATACAGCAAATGCAGGGGTTGGTGGTGCTGGTGGTGGTGGCAATGGTGGAATTGGTTCTGGCGGATCGAATGGAACCGCAAATACTGGAGGCGGCGGCGGAGGTATTGGCACTAGTGGCACCGGTGGGGCTGGCGGCTCCGGTGTAGTTATCCTAAAACTAAACTCATAAAGGGAGAGTGAGAATGGAAAGTAAGGTCTACATGATGTATGGGATTGATACAGCGATGCACCTGTTACGTCCGGGTGCGCGCTGGGAGATTACCAACAACTTCTTCAGCCTGTGGGATGACCCACGCCCGTGCCCGACGATGGAAGAAGTGCATGAGACTATGGAGAAGATCAAAGCCTTTGAGGACAGCATCAACACCATCTGGACACAGCAGCAACTGGATGAACTGCTAGGCCGTCAGCGTGAGTTTGAAAAGGCGGTGGCATGAACATTCACAACCTTTTTCCGCTTCCTATCGGCTTCTTCCGCCTCGGTCGTGACCTGATCAAGACTGAGTTGGACTTCATCATGGGTATGGAGCGGTATCCCAATCAGGGCAACACCACCAGCTCTGACCGTAAAGTGTTGCGCCACAAGGAACTGACAGACATCCGCGACTTTATCGAGGACGCGATGCTGGAATACTTCAAGACGGTGCATGACCCCAAGGGCGATGTAGCTCTGTACGTCACACAGTCATGGGCGAACTACACAGAGCCGGGACAGTATCACCACAAACATGCCCACCCAAACAGCTTTATCAGCGGTGTGTTTTACCCGCAAGCTGACAGGTCGGTAGACAAGATTTACTTTTACAAGAGCGGCTACGAGCGTATCAAGGTTCAGCCTGCTACATGGAATCACTGGAACTCTGAGAGCTGGTGGTTTGAGGTAGGGGCGGGAGACTTGATTCTGTTCCCGTCGCATCTTGAGCACATGGTTGAGACGAAGGTAGGTAACGAGACTCGTGTCAGCATTGCATTTAACACCTTTCTCAAGGGGCACATCGGTGTCGATGAGAGCTTAACTGGACTGCAACTAGGAGAAGAATGATGGCGCACTTCGCTAAACTTGGCCCCGGTAACGTGGTCGAACAAGTGATTGTCGTGGACAACAAAGATACTGCTGACGCCGCAGGTATCGAGAAAGAGTACATCGGTGCTGCGTTCTGCGAGCGTCTGCTGGGTGGCCGCTGGGTGCAGACCAGCTACAACGGCAAGATCCGTAAGAACTACGCCGGCCAAGGATACACGTTTGACGAAGGCCGCGATGCGTTTATTCCGCCTAAGCCATTTGCAAGCTGGGTGCTGAACGAAGAAACCTGCCAGTGGAAGGCTCCTGTGGATATGCCTACTGACGGTCAGATGTACTCGTGGGATGAGGCTACGACCTCGTGGGTAGCACAGCAGGCTGCATAAGATGTGGACCCGCTCACTATTGCTGCATGTTTTAAGGCCGCAACTACAGCGATAGACCTCGCCAAGCAAGGCATAAAATTTTACAAAGATGTAAAGGGCACAGCAGGCGAGGTCGGCGGGATACTGAAGGAGTTAAAGGATCAATATCACAAGCTTGTTGATCCTACTCCAGAGCAGACGAAGCAGTACAACGAAGAAGTAAAGCGGGTGCAGGAAATAGGAAAGACCCACCCGCAGGATGCACTGAACAACATCTGGGATCAGTTGGGTGTGTTCATAGATGAGTATGACAAGCTGGCCAAGGCTTTCATAGAAGAAGAAGCTAATGCCAGGAAGCTGTACAAGGGGGACGAATCACTAGCCCGGAGGGCTCTGCGTAGGATACAGATTAGGACGCAGTTAGATTCTATGCTCTCAGAGGTGCGCGAGATGATGGTGTACCAGACGCCGCCAGAGCTATCTAACGTGTACACACGTTGGGAGAAAGCCTGGCAGGAGATCGTGCAAGAGCAGAATGCTGCTTTGGCTGACGAACTGAGGAAGAATCAGATTGCATCATGGCGACGCAGAAGGGCGGTAAACCAGATAAAAAATCTGGCAACTTGGATTGGGGCAATCCTGTTCGTAGCAATATGGATGTGGGCCGTCCTAATCTTGATAAGGATGAGTCACACGTATCGGTCATTGTCATTATATGTCTAGCGATAATGGCTCTGACCTTTGTAGTAGCAATACCGTTGATTGGCATCGCTCTGATGGATGCGCACAATGCGACAACGGTAGCGGTGGAAGAAATAAAGAAAATGCGTGAGCTACGGCTCAAGATGATGTTGATGATTCAGGGGGACTGAGATGTTACCTATCGTAGCTGGTATTGTTTCCAACCTGATCCAGAACGGGATGCACAAGGTTGCAGACCAAGTGATCGAGAAAGGTGTGGATGCGGTTCAGGAAAAGCTCGGTATGGAGCTGAAGCCTGAAGGAGAAGCTACCCCTGAGTACAACGCCAAGCTGCAAGAAGAGGCTAACCGCCACGCCGAGTTCATGGCAGAGCTGGACGAAAAGTCCACCCAACGTGCAACAGACATGCAGATGGAAGCCATGAAATCCACAGACCCAATTATCCGACGGCACGTATATCTGTACGGCTGGTTCATCACGATAGTCTCGTTCCTGTACTTCTTCATGGTGTCGTTCATGCCCATCGAGAACAAGAACAGGGACTTCATCAACATCATCCTTGGTTTCCTGATTGGTACGGCTATTAACAGCCTGATACGTTTCTGGTACGGATCTTCCAACAAGTCGCAGGAAGACACTGACAAGAAGATGAAGGAGATTGGCAAGTGAATCCGACTAGCCCACTGCTGGTTGCGGCCAAGATCAAGGATCCCGACAAGTGGTTGCAGCCTCTGATTGAGACATGTGTTGAGTTTGAGATCAACAATGAGAAGCGCATAGCTGCTTTTCTGGCGCAGACGTCCCACGAGTCTGGTGGCTACACCATGCTGACGGAAAACCTGAACTACCGGGCTGCCACGCTGGCGGCCTGCTGGCCTAACAGGTTTGCTGAACTCGGCCCAAACAAGAAGCCCAAGCGGGATGCTAAGGGTGCGCTGATACCTACCAAGGTGGCATTATCAATTGAGAAAAAGCCAGAGCTGATAGCTAATATGGTCTACAGCTCACGGATGGGTAACGGTCCACCGCAGTCGGGCGAGGGCTGGAAGTTCCGTGGCAGGGGGCTAAAGCAGCTCACTGGCAAGGATAATTACAAGCGGTGCGGAGATGCGCTGGGCGTGGACTTAGTGGCCAATCCTGACCTGTTGTTGGAACCCATGTACGCCGCTCGATCTGCCGGCTGGTTTTGGAAGACAAACAATCTTTCTCCCTTCGCCGATTCTGGTGATATCAAGGGGATGACAAAGAAGATCAACGGTGGTTATATTGGGCTTGAAGCTCGCCAGGCTTTGTACGACAAAGTGATGGCGGCCATAAATCATGGGTGAGCAAAAGTGCCATTACAGAAACTGCAACTGAGGCCGGGCGTCAACAGAGAAGGAACATCTCTGGCCAACGAGGGCGGCTGGTTTGAGTGCGACAAGATTAGGTTTCGCTCCGGTTATCCACAGAAGTTAGGCGGCTGGCAGCCAATCTCCGGTAACACGTATCAGGGTGTGGCTCGTTCCTTGTGGAACTGGGTGACGCTGCGCGGCTATAACTTGTTGGGCGTTGGCACGAACCTGAAGTACTACGTAGAAAGCGGCGGCACTTACAACAACATTACGCCCATCAGGTCTACGGCAACGCTTACAAATCCGTTTACCACCACTTCTGGTTCTCGTACTGTCACCGTGACAGACATGGACCATGGCGCTATTGCAGGGGACTTTGTCACGTTCTCTGGTGCGTCTGCTGTAGGCGGCCTGACCATTAACGGCGAGTACCAGATTGCATCTGCCACAACAAACGATTACACGATTATTTCTTCTGTTGCTGCGTCCTCGTCGGCTACCGGCGGCGGCACTGTCACAGCGGTTTATCAGATCAACGTTGGTGTAGCTACATACGGCTTCCAAACTGGCTGGGGCGCTGGTCTATGGGGTGGATTTGTTTCCGGCACAACGCAGACCACGCTGTCGTTGGCACTTGATTCGTCCAACACAACGATAGCGGTTGGGTCTACTACTGGATTCTCAAACGCTACCGGCACGATCTTGATGGATCAGGAGCTGGCAACATACACAGGGAATACTTCTGTTACTTTTACCGGTGCAACGCGAGGAGCGAACGGCACTGTAGCTACAAGCCATACACTAGGCACCACGGTTTACAACGCAAACACCTTTACTGGTTGGGGGCAGTCAGCAGCGTTTGGTATCCCACAGCAGTTGCGTTTGTGGTCTGAGGCTAACTTTGGTGAGTATCTGATTATTAACCCACGTAATGGTGCTTTGTACATGTGGGTTCCTCAGTACTCTGGAGCTGGAAACCTGTTGTTTAACACGCCTGCTACTTTGTTATCCAGCACCAGTTCTGGCGTTTATCAAACAGATACTAGCTGCCCAAGCATTGCTAGTTTGGTGATGGTGTCTGACTCTAGCCGGTTTGTGATTGCTTTCGGGTGCAACGACTACGGAGAGACATCGCAGGATCCTTTGCTAATTCGTTGGTCAGATCAGGAAAACTACCAAGTCTGGGCACCTGCAATTACCAACCAAGCGGGCAGCTTCCGCCTGTCATCAGGCTCTACGATTATTGCCACCCAGCAGACTCGTCAAGAGATACTGGTATTCACAGATGCTGCGGTGTTCTCGATGCAGTACTTGGGGCCGCCATTTGTCTGGGGCTTCAACATCCTGTCGGACAACATCTCGATAGCCGGCCCGAACGCAGTGGCAACGGCCAACAACATCACGTACTGGATGGGCACGGACAAGTTCTACGCCTACACCGGTCGTGTGGAAACGTTGCCATGTAGCCTGCGCCAGTTTGTCTATGAAGACATCAATCTAGACCAGGCATACCAGTTCTTTGCTGGGACGAACGAAGGCTACAGTGAAATCTGGTGGTTCTACTGCTCGGCCAACTCGACCGTGATTGACCGGTACGTTGTGTACAACTATCTAGATCAGGTTTGGTACTACGGCACGCTAGGACGCACGGCATGGCTGGACAGCCCGCTGCGCTCATATCCCATGGGCGCAACGTATAACCAGACAATTGTGTTCCACGAAAATGGAAACGATGATGTTGAGGTTAGCGGTCAGGTTAATCCCATCAGTGCATACATCCAATCGTCTGACTTCGACATAGGTGATGGCCACAACTTTGGGTTTGTCTGGCGGATGATCCCTGATATTACTTTTGACGGGTCAGACACTGCCGCTCCCAACAAGCCAGAGGTAACGTTTACTGTCAGGCCGCGTCAGAACCCTGGTGCCCCTTACGGCACAGCAGATACGCCGACGGTGGCATCTACTCAGTCGTATAACGGAACCAAGTACTACACGGTTCAGCAGTTCACTCAGATTGTGTATACGAGGCTGCGTGGCCGCCAGATGGCATTCAAGGTCAGCTCAGACCAGATTGGCTGTGCATGGCAGTTGGGCGCTCCGAGGATTGATGTACGTGCTGACGGACGCAGATGACCACACAGATTGTCACTACTGAGGTTACTACTCTATCGAGGACGAAGGCTCCAGCCCTTCCTGTTGCCCCGACAGATTACAACCGTCAGTATCAGGATCAACTCAACAACGTGCTGCGCCTGTACTTTTCGCAGATTGATAACTTCATAGCACAGCTTATGGCCAACTCATCTACGCTACCCATATCGATAGGCGGCACCAATGTGGATGCTTTTGGTCGCCTGCGCGTAAGCCAACCGTACACACTGTTTGATAGTCAGAACAGATACGCGGCAGACAATCAGTTTGATGTAGCGACAACCGGCACAGGCACCACCACGTTTTTGCCTAACGAGGCTGCGGTCAAGATGGAGGTAACGGCTGGTGGCGTTGGTTCTGTCGTCCGTCAGTCCTATCGCTCGATGCCGTACCAGCCAGGAAAAGGTTTGCTTGTGCTGGCAACGTTTGTGATGGACAGCAGCCAGAACGTAGACCTGACACAGCGGGTGGGCTACTTCAATACCCAGAACGGTCTGTTCTTCCAGCGTGTGGACGGCGTGTATTCATTTGTCCTGCGCTCAAGCTCTACCCCGACGCCAGGAACACCAAGCGATATACGCACGGTCAACCAAGACGATTGGAACGGTGACAAGCTGGACGGCACGGGCGCAAGTGGTTACACGTTAGATCCATCCAAGGCGCAGATTCTATGGATGGATTTTGAGTGGCTAGGCGTGGGGTCGGTGCGCTGCGGGTTCATCATCAACGGTGAGTACATCGTCTGCCATACATTCAACAATGCTAACGACATCACCTCTGTATACATGACCACGGCGATCCTGCCTGTAAGGTATGAGATTACATCTACCTCGGCTATTGCGGCGTCGATGAAAGCTATTTGCTGCTCGGTGGTATCAGAGGGCGGATTTGAACAAACATCGATAGATCATGTAGCGCGACGCACCTCAGTGCTTGGAACGATTGGCAGCACATTCTTGCCGTTGGTATCTATCCGCCTTGGAAATACGACTCTTGGGTCTGTGGTGTTACCGAACCGTTTACAAGTCTTGCCTACGACAAACCAGAACTACGAAGTTGCCCTTGTCAAAAATGCAGAGTTAACGGGTGCATCGTGGTCAAACGTAGCCACTGACTTGAATGTGCAGTTTGATGTATCTGCGAGCGCGATGGCGAATGGGTCTATCGTGCAAACCGACTATGTAACTACAAGCGGATCTGGCGGTACTGGCAATCTTTCCGCCCCTACCGGTTATAACTGGGATCTGCAACTTGGCGTGTCTCTGGGTAACGTCAGCGACACCATGACTGTTGCCATTAGAACAGTATCAGGAGCGACGACAGGAGACGCTGTAGGGTCCCTGTCTTTCTATGATCTGACGCAATAGAGTGCTAAACTTGACAAAATTTCTCAAAGGTGCGTTATGAGTCTGCACACCCTAGCCCAACATCTTCAGAGCGCCGGCAGAGGCGAGGACAAGGTCCTTGTTCACATGACCCCTAACGAGGTCAGCGGCTTACAGTCCTTGGCCATGGCGCACGGTGGAAGTCTTACCGTTAACCCTGAAACTGGTCTGCCGGAAGCAGGCTTTCTGTCGTCCATTTTGCCGGTGGTAGCTGGTGCTGCCCTGACGATAGGTAGTGGTGGAGCAATCAACCCTCTGACTGCCAGCATGATTGTTGGCGGCGCTGGAGCTGTTGCCACTGGCAGTCTCAGCAAGGGACTAATGATGGGTCTAGGCGCGTACGGTGGTGCTGGGCTTGGCGCGGGTTTGGCTGGTGCTGGGGCGGCAGGTGCTGCTGGAGCTTCAGCAGAGGCAATTGCCGCACAAAGTGCTGCTCGCACAGCCGCCGCTGGAGCCGGCGGTATTGGCCAGTCATTTACAAATATGGCTGTTGCGCCATCTGCGGCGACAGGAACAGTTGGCGGTATGCCGGCAGGATTAAATGCCGCAGTTTCAGGTACCGGTCAGGCCGCTGTTCCTACGACGGCTGCGCCAATCCAAGCATACGGAACCATGGGCGGCACATCCACATCTCCTATTGTTCAAACTGGTATTGACGCAACAACGGGATTGCCGGCGGGTGCGAAGTCTGTTGAAGCTGCAACCTCCGCGTTTGATAGATTCAAGAGTATCCCTGGCAGAGCTTATGACTTGATCACCAAGTCCGGCCCCGAGGGAGAAAAAGCACGCGAAGACTTTCTAAAAGCAAACAAACCATATTTGATTGCTGGAGGTATAGGCGCGCTTGCCATGTCTCGCGATGAGCAGAAGCCGAGACAAGAAGCCAGCAATTACACCACGTTCAATCCTACTTACAACCGAATTGCTCAGTCCGGCGGTCAATATCAGGCAGGCGCATATCCAAGCGCTACAGGTGAGCGTACATACAGGTTTGCTGCTGGAGGCGGCCTCATGGATCTTCCGGTCGAGAAGATGTCCCAGCAGGCATCGACCGGCCAGAACACCAACTACCCAATGGCCAACATTCGTCCGTACGGCTATGCGGTTCCACGCAACAATCCGATCTCAGAAAACGTGTTCAAGCCTATGGACTACCAGAACGTAGATCCGTACACGGGCGAGCAGAAGCTTGCTGGCGGTGGGATTGCGTCTTTGGTCAGCATGGCTACAGGTGGATTTGTTTCCAAGCTCAAAGCTGTGCAAAAACCAAAACCAGCAGATCTCAAGCAGTTCGATACAAAGATCAAGAGCCTTGAGAAGTATGCTGATCTAGGTGCTTTGCAAGGAAGGTATTCTGACTTGAGGTCGAAAGTTTCAGATATCAACAGAGAGCGTGCGGCTAGGGCTAAGGAGCTGTCAGATCGCACGAAGGCAAGCCGAGTTGAGATAGCAGCCATCAACAAAGAAAAAGCTGCACGCCTTGCTGAACTGAACAAGGAGTATTCGCAGCGCATCAGCCAGTTTGACAGGGAGTCAAAGGCAAACGTTGCTAACCGCACTAAAGAACTAAACAGCGAGTACGGTCAGCGCATCAAAGATTTTGGCAGAGAGACCAGCAACGAAATCAAGAATCGTCAGGCTGACATTGCACGGGAAAAGGATGTTGCGTCCAGAAGGCGTATGCAGCAAGAGCTTGCCGAGTACCAAAAGAATCGCAACTCAGAGTTGTCAGGAATTCGTAATGAGTTGAAATCTGCTCTTGGAGAAGTAAACAAAGAGCGTGCGAACGGTCTTTCGTCTCTACGCGCAGAACAGAACAACTCTATTAAAGAGGCCAACACATCGTATGCAGATCGCGTAAAACAGGCGACTAACGACTTGAATTCGTTCAAGGCAGAGGTTGCAAAGTTCAACACAGATGCTGCCAAGCAGTTGACTGATTACAACAAAGAGCTAGCTACGGAAAGAAATGCTGCTGGTTTGAACAAACAGTATCAGCAAGCCATCCAAGCAAAAGAAAAAGCGCAGGCAGCAAATGATGCTGCGATGGAGAAGTACAACAAGTATCAAGAAGATTTAGCGGCAGAGAAGCAGACGTGGCAGGAAGAGACTGGTCGCAAGGCTACCGGCATTCAAGCTATTCGCCCGCAGACTGTTACTAGAGGTCTTGGCGGTTCTAATGCAGCCAAGATTGCGGAGCTTGAAAAACAATTGAGCAATGTTAGCCCGTTCAATACTGCTGGAATAGGTGAGATTAGCAGACAAATTGAGGAACTTAAGTCTGGTTCTGCTGGCTACACCCCCGCGTACATCAAGGATCCGAAGACCGGCAAGCTAATCCCATCTTCAGAAGCCGAACCTATTACCGAGTTCAAACCGTTCACGAAGGTGCCTGGCTACGATACGACTCGCCGCCTGATGGAAGAGAAAGACATCACGGCTGTGTTTGAGGATGTGGCTGGCCGTCGCCCGACAGCGGCAGAGATGGACAGGTTCCTTGGCACCATGACCACGGATGCTGCTATTGCTCAGTTTGCTATGAATGCGCCTGATGTTAAGGCGGCTATGAAGTACACGGACGATGACTTCAAGGAAAACTTCCAGTACTACATAGGCCGTCAGCCGACTACCGGCGAGCTTGCTGCGATGAAGAAGGCAAACATCACCAACTTCAACCAGATGAGGAACTTCCTCCAGCAGCAGCCGGCGTATTTGAAAAACCTGAACACTGTGGCCCAGCAGGCATTCCAAGCGCAGCAGAAGTCAGCAGAAGAGGCGCTGGCAGAACAGGCTCGTCTAGCTGCATCGCTGACGCCAGAACAGGTATCCACGGCTTACCGCGATGTCCTTGGCCGTACGCCTACCATGCAAGAACTCAACCAGTACATGGGTGCGCAGCAGACTCCTCAAGGGCTGGAAGGTATCCTGAAAGGATCGCAGGAATATCTTGGCAAGCTAACGCAGCCGCTGGTTCCGCTGCCTACGCCCAAGTACGCTCCGGGCACTGTGTTGGAGTACACGCCACAGCAGCAGGCGGCTACAGGCTTGGGCGCTATTACCGGTGGTGCTGCTCCTACGCCGTCAGGCTTGCAGGCTCCTCTGACTCGTGGAGCTGTCACGCTGGAAGGTGCGATGCCTCTGAACCCGACGTTCCAAGAGCAGATGGGATTGCAGACACTGGCCACACAAGCGGCGGAGAAAGCTCCCGCGCTACAGACTGGATTGCAGTTTGCAGCACCGCAGCCAAAAGATGTGTTTGGATTTGATCCGTACGGAGGTCAAAGCATAGAGCAGCGTCTGGCAGCTCTCCGTGCACAGCAGGCGCAAGGTGTAACACAAATGGCAGCCGGTGGTTATGCAAGCGGCGGCTACCACCTAGGAGACTATTCTGACGGTGGTCGTTTATTGAAAGGACCTGGCGATGGAGTATCTGATTCAATCCCTGCTTCTATTGGGGGCAGGCAGCCTGCTCGTCTTGCTGATGGTGAATTTGTAGTCCCGGCTCGTATCGTGTCAGAGCTTGGCAACGGCTCCACAGATGCTGGTGCCCGCAAGTTGTACGCGATGATGGACAGAATTCAGCGTGCTCGTCGCAAGTCCGTGGGCAAAGACAGGGTTGCGGTAGACAGTAAGGCAGAGAAGCTTCTGCCTGCATGAAGCTCGATATTGCGCTGATACCGTACGGTAGGATTGCTGGAACTATCCCGGCAATCTTGCCATACCTGATGGAGTCGGCAGAGCGCAGTCGTGGCAGGGCAACCGTGGACGATATCCTGCGGTTCTTGTTTAGCGGCGAGATGGCTTTATGGGTTGTGTTTGATGCAGAGACCAATGAGGCGCACGGTCACTTCATCACAGAGGTCAAGCAGTACCCGCAGTGCAAGATGCTGGTGATCCAGTATGCGGCCATGACACCGAACTACATGGTCGAGATTGAGGATCTGATGCAGAGGTATGCGGAGGAGTATGCGAAGCAAGCAGGCTGCCGTGGGATAGAGTTCATCGGCAGGCCGGGGTGGAAGAAGCACGCAGAACATTATGGGTACAAGGCGCAGAGCGTGATGTACCAGAGATTTTTTGAGTAGGGGCTACCATGAGCCGTATATCTTTTGGAATGATGGAAGCTGGGTTTATCCCCGGTGACTTGGGCGCGTTCAAGGCTGAAGGCGGAAAGATTCGTCTGTATGACAGTGGCGGTGGCGCAAGTCAGCCTAGCGCACAAACTGTCACGCAACTTTCCTACCCCAAAGAGTTTCAGCCGATGGTCTACGAGACCGCGCAGCGTGCGATGGCTGAAGCTTCTACTCCGTACACGGCGTACAAGGGTGAGCGCATAGCGGGCTTCGACCCCTTCCAGCTTACCGCCCAGCAGGCTGTGGCTAACCTTGGTCCGTCGCAGCAACTTGGTACTGCATCGCAGTTTGCGACTTCAGCAGGCTTAAAGGCTGGTGATGTGCAGTACGCGCCCCAGCAGTTCGGCACGGCAAGCTTTACCACTCCAGGCTTGGCTGGTCTGTACATGTCGCCCTACGCCCAGAACGTGATCGACATCCAGCAGCGTGAAGCCCAGCGTCAGGCAGATATCGCAGGACAGGGATTGAAGGCGCAGGCTGTTAGCCGTGGTGCGTACGGTGGTTCACGTCAAGCAATCATGGAAGCAGAGGCAGCCAGGAATCTGGCACAGCAGAAAGGCGACATCCAGAAGGCTGGTTTGCAGGCCGCATACGAGCAGGCTCAGAACCTGTATGGCACGGAGGCACAGCGTGCTCTGGCTGCCCAGCAAGCGATGGAGCAGTCCCGTCAGTACGGCGCAGGTCTCAGTATGCAAGGCTTGCAGGCACAGCTACAGGCAGCGCAAGGGCTTGGCCAGCTTGGGCAGGAACAGATGCAGCAGCAGCAGGCGATTATCAACGCCCTGCAAGCAGCCGGCCAGCAGCGTCAGGCGCTCCAGCAAGCACAGCTCACCCGTCAGTACGAAGACTTTCTCCAGCAGAAACAGTATCCGTACCAGCAACTTGCGTTCATGCAAGAAATGCTCAAGGGTGTGCCGACGCAGACCACGCAATCTATCTATCAAGCACCTCCGTCCACGGCGGCACAGTTGGCTGGTATGGGCACGGCTCTGTACGGGGCGAGCAAGCTTTTTGCTGGCGGCGGTCTAGCTGATCTGGCAGTTGAACATCTCTCGAAAGGT